CTCAAGCAAAACTGAAGATTTATAATCTAAAGAAAGGAGTTACCATGATGTTTAAAGGTAACGAAATCAAGTTTGGTGAGTGCTTTAACTTACCAAATCCCGGCTTGAGGTCCTATCTTGACAATGTCGTCAAAGGACAGCCGGAAGAGTACCGAACTACTTTTGCCAAAGGTAGTTCTCTGAGCAAAGTTCTTGCAGATTGGAAGCCCACGATCGATAGAATTGGCGATACGTGGCCAACTCTGCTTGACTTTGAAAATGACCTCGCGAAGAAGGTCGGGCCTTTATCAATCCAAAAGCCTCTCGATGAGCGAATGGGTGATATTGACCATTACTACACCATGATCAAAGATCCTGGTGAACCTATCTCAGACAAGGCGATTAGCGCAACTCTTGCTGAGTGGGGCAGTTCCCGTGGACTGCAACTTAGGGACCAGAAGCGGACCGTAGAGAATATGAAATTGTCTACGAACTCTGGATCGCCATACTTCACTAAACGTAGAGCCGTTGTGGATAAAACAGTGCCTGCACGCATAGAAACTGAGGGTCTCTCCTCCCGAATGTTTCTCAACGGTCAGGAATGGAAACCATGCGCAGTGTTAGGTTGGCGAGGCCAAGAGGGCGGTCCCAATGAAGAAGATGTTAAACAACGAGTGGTTTGGATGTTTCCATTTGGTGTTAACATCTGTGAACTGCAAGTCTATCAGCCACTCATAATGGCGGCGCAACGCACTGAGTTGGTACCAGCCTGGGTTGGGTTGGAGTCCGTGGATCGACGTATTACACGTATGTTCGATACCAAGGGTGAAAAGGACCTGGTAGTTTGCACGGATTTCTCAAAATTCGACCAGCATTTTAACTCAAATTTGCAAGCAGCGGCGAAGTCCATTTTAACGCAGCTGCTCACACCTAACGCTGAAAGCCGTAGCTGGTTGGAAAATGTATTTCCCGTGAAGTATATGATACCTCTAATGTACGCCTGGGGTGAAATCCGAACAGGTTATCACGGGATGGGTTCCGGTTCTGGTGGAACCAACGCTGATGAAACGTTAGCGCATCGCGCACTCCAATACGAGGCTGCACTAGCTAACAACCAGAGACTCAACCCAAATTCGCAGTGCCTTGGTGATGATGGTATTCTCACTTATCCTGGCATTACTGCGGAAGATGTAATGCGATCATATACTGCGCATGGTTTGGAGATGAATCCTGATAAGCAGTACGTGAGCACACAAGACTGCACATATTTGCGTAGATGGCACCATCAGCATTATCGTGAAAACGGCGTATGTGTGGGTGTTTATTCGACCTACCGGGCTTTAGGTAGGTTGTGTGAACAGGAGCGCTACTATGACCCTGAGGTGTGGGGTCCCAAAATGGTTGCTCTACGGCAGTTATCTATCATTGAAAACTGCAAGTACCACCCTTTGAAAGAGGAATTTGTCCAATTTTGCATGAAACGGGATAAGTTCAGACTGGGACTGGACATTCCTGGCTTCTTGGACCACATCGAGAAAGAGGCCCAAGTCGCAACGGAGTACATGCCGGACTTCCTGGGTTATACTAAGAGTCTTGAGTATGAAAATCGTGCCAAGAAATCTCCTTCCTCTGGTATATCCCAATGGTGGATAGTAAATTATCTAAGAAGTCTTAAGTAAATCTCCGGATGGTGCAGTAAACCATTC